TGCATCTCTATCTAATAAATAAGTGGTATGGTCTCCAACCACATCATCTGCTTCTGGTGGCCAGAACGATACTTTATATCTGTTGTTTCGTGGTAAAGAAATATTGAAATATCCTTTATCATCTGTGTATGTCCAATACCAATAACTTACATCTTTAAATCCTTGATTTTGAATCTTTTGGTCTGATGTTGTTCCTGCATTTTGTTCATAGTATCTCATATGTTGATACCCTTGTGCAAATGTTCCATACTCATCATAAGTTCCCATAACATCATCGTTTAAAGACTCATCTGTTAAACTTGATGGATAATTAATATCTCTTATGTTTCTCCAATTAGAAAGATTATCTGGATTAGTTTCATCTACTTCAAAGATAACTTTCATCATAGCATATTTGTTTTGTGAGAAATCTTCACCTGTATCTTTTACTCCATCTTTATCAGTATCAATCCATTCACCAATGTATCTTAAGTATCCCTCAAGTTGCACAAGTTTTGGATGTAGTGTGATATCTCCACGAGCACCACCATTATAAGTTCTTTCTGCTGAATAATAATCACCCCAATTACCATCAATATAAACTTTAGAATCTAAAAGATAATCATCTGAAACATATGTGTAGTATCCCTCATCACCATCGTATTGAGTTGCAACTCTAAATGCTCTTGGTGCAAAATCATCTACAACATCATTGATTAAAAAATTAAATTTTAATACTTGTGCTTGAACACCATCCCCATCACCAAAAGTAACATCTGGTGTTCCATCATTATTCGCATCTACTCCGTGTGATACCATAGTTATTCTTAACCAATCGTATCTGTCATCTTCAATACTTTCTTCTATCAATTGTTCAGAACTACCTACTGCTAATGAATCTTGATATCCTACATCATCGTAGTAAACTACTTCAAAAGAATAGTCTGTATCGTTATTTGATGTTTCATCACCTTCAACAAGACCTGAAATGTGTGAACCTTTAATAACTTTTGAATTTCCTTGTGTCCATGCGTTAACTGCTGTTTCACCTGATTCTACCCAAGTGATTAAGTCATTATCAAATGCTATATCTATTCTGAATGTTGTGATATCTGCACCATTATCATCCAAAGTAACTTCCATCTCCAATACTTTATCTCTCCAAATATCAAAGTTATTGTTATCTTCGGCAGGTTTGGTTGCATCTTGTGCTAAGAAATCATCTAAATCTTGTGTAACCGAATCTTTCCACCACATTGCTGGTGTAGACCATGTACCTATTTGCTTAACCCTTATGATTGGTGTTTGTGCAGTGGCCATTCCGACAAAACCCAATAATAAGAGCCAATTTAAAATACTCTTCATGAGTGTTCCTTTATATGTTGTTTGTAATCGTCCCGCGAACTATAACGGGTATTGGTGTAGCCTTAATTTAGTTCATTAATAAATATAATATATACTAAAAAGATGATGTTACTATACATCAAAACGAACCACAACTGTAGTGGTTGTATCGAGATTTAATTTGACTGGTTTTGCCAAACTTCCTATTGCCATTAACTCATTATTATCATTATATAAACCAACTGTAGTTAAATATGGTTTAAATTCTGAATGAGTTGCAAAGTTTTCATATGATGAAGCTGCGTTGTAAAATGATTTGAAACTACCCGTTCCAGCTCCACTTGGTTGGTCACCTGGTGGGAAGAAGTTACTCATAGAAACAGTACCTTCTGCTAAAGTTAAACTACCACTCCTATCAAGTGTAGCACTAATGTTCATTGTTTTATTAAATTCATTTGGTTCAACCTCAACAAGATATTCGTGTTCATAAATAGTTTGAGTTGCTTTGTATTCTAAGTTATGACCTGTATTGGTTCCTGCATCACTATATGAACCTGTATCTGTTATTATGATTTGTCCATGTTCATAAATAACATTACCAACTTCTGAACCACTTCCGTTAGATTGAACACCTTGTCTTCTATCAAATGAACTTGATTTGAATGCTGCAAAACTTGCTGAATATGTATTATCATAGATGTTACCATCAGAGTCATCTCTTAAATCATAAGTTACTCCATTGATAGTAACATCTAATTTTACACTACCTGGTTTTATTTTTTCACCAAATAAATTTCTTGGTATTGTGAATACTCTTGCTGTACTATTAAGTTCACGATTCATTTTATTAGAATCATTTCTACCAAAATTACCAAATGGGTCGGATTTCCTTTTGTAATACAATTGATTTACAGAGTGCCATGTTGGTAAACTATAGAATGTTCCTAAACTGAATGCACTTGCACTTGGAATATATGTTCCAAATGATTGAGATGCAGCTGAACTTGATAAGAAGTTATAAGCAGAACCACTTATGGCTTTTAAAGCATAATGTCCGCTACCACTATCGTTATTAGTTAAACGAAAAGTTTTATTAACTTCAAATGGTTTAATTGACTTATTTGATGGGTCAATGTTTTTTAACATTTAGATTCCCCTTAGAAGTCGAGTTTAACCTTAATTACAGCTTCCCTTGAGTATGATTTTAATATTGGTTTACTTAATTTAGCAATTGCCAACAATTCATTATCATCATTATAAAGACCTACAGTTGTAATATATGTTTTAGGGTCTTTATAAAATGTTCCTTGAACAAATCCACCATCTGAACCAGTAAAGTAAGTAGGATTAGCACTGAAGTTATACTTCTTATTATTTACCCTACAGAAGAAGTTAGTAGAACTAATCTCTTCCTCTCTACGAACTTGGAATTTTCCACCATCTGATAAACTCTGAAAGAATTTTGCTGGATTATTATCAAATGTATCTGAACTTCTTGCAGTACCCATAGATGCACTTGCATCTAATTGAGAAGCATCTAAGATAATAATTCCTAAATCAGGATAGAAATTACCAAAACATCCACCTGGTTGATTAGTTGCTGTTGTGTTGACTACACCAACTCCTGTCTCAAGTGAACCACTAACAATATTAAATACTCTTCCACCCTCATTGACTGTTGGATTATTTGAAGCTCCACTATCATCAATCAACTTAAGACCTGTAGTACCGAGTTTTAATTCCCAATTACCTGGGTCAATCTTTTCTCTCATACGAGCTCTGTTAAATGATATAAAATAAAAATCATTTGAAGCTGATGTGTGTGATGTAAAAGTAAATTTATTTGTGTTTGGTGGTAATATAATGTTTCTAAATTGTCGATACATTGTAGCTGTTTCTCTACCACCTGTAGTTAATTTTGTTGTGTTACCTGCTGAACCACTACCATTAATATTTGCATATCCAATATCAAACTGAATTTCTGCTGTTGTTGGTGATGATGCAGGATTTTGGTGATAAACACTTACATGAGAAGCACTTACCGCACCTGCAGTAGATGAACTAAAGAATGAACTTAATGTTCCTGTTCCACCACTAAACAATCCACTTGATACTTTGGTTCGTTGGTTTTCAACTACATCGTTTTCAAAATCGAATCTTGTAAATACTGACATCTTCTACTCCTTATAATCTACTTGGGTCAGCTTTAATAGTTACTGCCACATTAAATGTAGCACCACTATCTAAACCTACCACGGTTACATTTGTTGAAGATTGTGTAGTTACAGAACGAGAAACGATATTCATTGATTTACCAGTAACAGTAATTGCTCTTTTTCTCTCTTCTTCTGCAACGAATACGGGAGTAGTAGCACCTGTGTTTACTTGTAAATCTTCAATTTCTTTTCTGATTATAAAATCATCTTCCAATCTGCTAAGTCTTCTAGCACCTCTTCCTGCAAATCTTGCTGGTAGTCTACCATCTGGTAAAGGTGCTAATGGAAGGCCTTGATTTCTTCCAAACCCTCTTCCAGCTGGTCTTCCTCTGCCAAACTTTGAGCGTATGTTTGGGCGTAGACCGATAGGGATAAGGTCTTTTTTAGCCACCACAACAGGTGTTAAATTTGCTATTGTTGCATCATGTAAAGTGAAACTATATCCACTTTCATTATCACTACCATTTCTTGTATTTGGTGTGATTGTTTGTGTTAAACCAGGTCCATTGAAAGTTAAACTTGGTGATGGGACTTCAAGTATTGGAAGTTTAGCGGTATTCTTAGGTAAAGAAACCAACTTATACCTCATAACTTGATTCTCATCAACAAAAGCTTCCAACAATGGCATGTTTTCAATTACAGCTCCATAGTAATTACTACCGTTTGGATGAGCTGTATCCCACAAACTGTAATCAATCTCATCATCTGCTAACGCAAACTTTGTGATTCTGAACTCGTCTTGCCCTCTTGCCAATAATTCTCGACCTTTCTTGGTAAGAACAGCATCAACGGTTACGCTTGTATTATTTAGAAATCCCATTTTTTACTCCTTTGATTAAATTGAGATGGATAACCTCATAGATAAATATAAACATCCTACACTTTTCATCAAAATATTATACATCTGTTTTTAATTTTGATTCGCCACTATCGGTGGTAACCAATTTAGTAGGTGATGTTATAGTTATCTCAACAGGTTCTCCCCCATCAATCGTATTATCTTTTGTTAATATATTTCCTTTATAAAAAAGTCTAAATAGTTTTGAGTCGTATGCCATACTCTGAAATTCTGCTGGTTCAAATGATGAACTATTAGGATTATCAGTTACGGCATCTAACGAACTCGTATAAATTTTATATTTAATTTCATTGTGTTCACTTAATCTTGATGAGCTAACAAAGGTTTGAAGTGTTTCTGTAAATGAATCAGCACTTCCATTAAATGTAACACTTGCAGTTGCGTATAAACTACCATATTCACTTCGTGGGTCTATTTCGTTTAATCGTATTAACGATGGTAATGATATAGTTCCAAGTGAACCACTTTCATTATTATGTACATTTAATACGCCATTAGTTGGATAAGTACTATTACTTTGTCCAAATAATCTATATTCACCATTTAAACTGAATGGTGGATGTCCAATCGAACTTGTTTCCCTTGAACTTAATTGTAATCCAAAATCAAAGTGTCCTGCATTTTCATAATATACATTTTCAAACTCTGGTGGTTTACCAACTACTTGTTTACTTCTTTCTAAAACATTTGGTTCTATCAACACACCCAATGTTGATTTAGCTCTTGCTGGAACCATCTTTCTTATTTGTTGCCAAATTCCACCATCATAAAAATTTATAATTCTTAAGTAATCCCAAAAGTTATTTGTACGAGAATATTTTTTCCAATAAGTTCTTTGTATAGAACCTAACCCTCTATAAGTATCTTTGTATTGGTCTCTTGGGTCTCCAACATAATCATCAAAGTTAAAATCAGCTATACTATATGCAATATCCTCATTCACGATATCTGTTGGTGAAAAATATACTCCTAACTTATTACTATCCACAGGTGCAAAATCTTGTGATGATTGTTCTCTACGAACATTAGATGCTAATGGACCACTTAATGTTGTATCTTCAATTCTAATCTTGGTTGCGTTTCTACGATTAGGACCTAAATTAGGAACTCTTAATTGTTCTAAATCTACTAAACTTCTAAAATTATTACCAGTAAAATTGTGAGCACTTGCACTCGTATGATAAGATTTAATATATGATTTATCTTGAGATGCACTTGTGTATGTTTGATAACTAACATTATTATCTAATGGTAATCTGAAAATTAAATTATCATAAAATGATGAAGTGGTATTACCATTATATGTTTTTGGTGCTCTAACATGATTCTCAAATACACTTTGTGATAATGGTTCACTCCATAATCTGAACTCCATTAATGAACCACTAAATTGTGTTCCAAAGTTTGTACCATCACCACCAATATAAAAATCTTCACTACTTGAAAATGCTGAATTAAATGCTGCACCTGCTGCAGTATTACCATCAATATCTATACTTTCACTTGATGAGAATAATACAACTTCTCTTGTGGAATCATATTGTCTTGTGGTTAATTCATATGTGATATCTTGTGTGATTGTATCATTACTTAAATCTAAACCACTTGATGAAACTCTGGTTAACATCACACTCCACATATCATCATTATAAAATGGATGTAGTGATGATGTAATGTATTGAACACCTGTAGAAGCACTAACTGCAAATCTTAAATAACCATAATCATCAGTTGCTCCGTTATCTTGTAATTGGATTGCCCACTTATCACCACTCTGTACAATTGTTTGGTCTTTTGATTTAGGACTTCTAAATCTAAACTCAACCGTCTCTGGTACTTTACTACTTACTTGTTTCCAAGGCAATCTTAAATACTCACTTGATTTAAAATCTAATGCATATGTGAACTTTCTTTTTATTTCATAATTAACCGCTGTACCTTTATCAGGTCCACCATATTCTCTAACTCTTAATATAGAACTTGGAATACCATAACAATTTAGTAATCCTTGTATAGCTCTTTTTGTTCCTTTTGTTTTCATAAAGTATGGTGTATTTGCTAATATTCGTTTCCATATTTCTTCTGTTACTTCTTCTTGTGGTGATTCATATAAAGCACTACCATCAGTTTCCTTACCCAACTTATAATGTGGTAGTATTAATAAATCATTACCATTTGTTACTTCGAATCCAGCACTTTTAGCAACTTCTCTAACAATATCTTTTGAAATACCCTCACTTAATTTACTTACTCTTTCATTAATATCGGTAAAGTGTCTTAAGTAAACATATATCTCATCAAATTGTTGTCCAATCATATCCATAAAGTTCAAGAAATAATTGTTTTCTGTATCTGCAGTAACATGAAGTGGTAAGTTATTTACTAATCGTTCACGATTTAAATCATCATACGCTTTAGCATATCCAGTCCAAGTACTATACCAATCTGTAGCAGCGGAAGCACTTGTGTGTGTTAATATGTATGGTGATGATGAATTATCTTTTGGCCAAGTTGCACTATAGAACTCACCTACTGAACTCGATACATAAGAACCACTTTGTGTATATAGATAATTTTCATAAGGGTCAAATGAATTTATAACTCTTCTCTTTTTGTTATCGTATTCATTTGTAGTTCCACTTGAACCTGTAACATTGTTTAAAGCTAAACTTTGTGAAGTATAGGTTTGTATTAAATCTAATTTCTTTTTAAAGTTTTTAATTCTTTTTTCTGCACTTCCAAACTGAACAAAATTACCAAAACCATAATCAGTAACTAATGGGTCTATAGAATCTGTTCGTTTTGAATAATCTACATTTACTTGTACATCTAATAAACTTGATGATAAAATTAAATTTTGAACATCTTCTTTTACACCAGTATCCGTTCCTATCAAATCGTTAAATGAATTAAAATTAGTTCCTCTAAAATTAACAGGATTATTTACTGAATTAAAATCTGGTAATCTTAAAAATAAAAGTTCTTCTTCACTATCTACAAATTCAAATAATTTAATTGAATCAACATATGGTTCCATTTTTTCTTCTACAAAATAACACAAATCCATTGTTTCAATTTGTGGTGGTAATGGTTGATATAACTTTACAAATCTTGATTCAGGATTATCTGGATTAGGAATCATATTTGTAATCAAATTATAAGTTCCCTCTGCAACTAAATATGTATTTAATCTTTCAACTTGGTGTTTAATATACTGAACCATAAAATCTTGGTAAATATCTTTTGATGTATCTTCACCAATATTTTTATTCTCTAATGACATATCTTCCCAAGATTTATTAACACGAACTCTATTATGGTCTAACACCTCAATAATTTTTGCTTTATAATCAACAGATACTACTTCACGAATCTCTGGTATTACAATTGGTAGAGGTGTGTTTCGAGAAACCTTTATTTGTTTTACAATTTCTTTTGTTGTTAATGTTGGAACAACTCTATCCATAACAACTTCATTATCACTAACAAAAGGTGTACTCTTTGGAGTAGAATATCCACTTACCTCAGGTATAGCGTCATAAGTAAGACCACCTTCATCAGTAAATCCACTTTCCCCATCCATACTATTGTAATTACCACCGCCAGGTATTGGTCCTGCAGGTCTTAACATTTTAAATCTATTTCTTGATTCAAAAAATCTTTCTTTCCAAGATTTATTATTATCAGATTTCCATTTGTTTAATGTAGCACTCACTACATTATCTGCATATATAGTGTGATGTTTATCTAATAATAAATTCCAAACATCAGTAGGTTCTCCATGAAATTCTTTACCAAGTTCACTTGCAAGATACCAACTACCCTTGTGAAATATTGGATGACTATTTGTTGTAATGAGTTTACCAAATTTTACAAACTTATCTCCATAAGGTAAGTTTTCTTTTGTTACTTTTAATACTTTTGCATACCCTTGTTGAGTTTTAACTTTCATACCTGGTTTCATCATCTTGATTGATATGGTACGATTATTACTTAACTTTACTTTTGTATCTCCAACAAAACAAACACCTGAATAATCATCCCAACCATAAACTATATCTTCTTCTGGTAACTCTTCTCTAAAATCCTCAACAATATCTACAAAAGGTGTTGGTACTTTATCTTTAATTTGTTTTTTTACATAATCCACATCCAATATATCAATTGGGTCTGGTGGTGGTGGGTCAGGATATATAATTTCTTCCTCTTGAATAATACGACCATTGACTTCATAAATACCTTGAATTGATATTTCACCCCCAACCATCGCATCAGTAAATCCTCTATCTTTTTCATCAAAGTTTCCAACTAATACATAAGGGTCTGTTAAATCAAATCTAATTGTTCCCGCATCATTATCAGGAAGTTTAGTAGGTGTATAATTTATAATTCTATTTATTTCTTTTAAATTTTTTCTATAGATTCCATTCTTAATATCTTGATAATTAATTTCTACTTCGGTTCTATCTTGAGATATTTTTTTGAAAACATATTTCATTTCCTTTGGAAATATTTCAGTTAATTCTGCTTGTGAATTTCTATTACCAAATTTTTTAGTAGAGAAATATTTTGTTACTCCATTTACTACTTTAGTTTGTATTTTACCTCTATGAATTTCACCATAATCATTTATAAAAACCGTATCATCTTTACCTGCTATTCTTCTAAGGAATAAATATTGAACTGAAAACTCTCCTTGTGAATATCCAAGTTCTCTTAAGTGAGTTCCAATATCTAAATTAATTGTTTTTTCATCAGTAAAATCAACTACATTTGTTGGAAATATTTCATCTTCTACAAGAGTACCTTGTTTATTATAAACATACAAATGAATATAATCACGACTATCTCTTCCAAAACCAGAATATAAATTCTTTTTGGATTCTAATTGTTCTCTATCTTTAGGTGTTAATCCGTAATTAATCATTATTAATTCCTGTAGCTACCTATTATATTTTCTAATTGAGAAGATAAACTTAAACCACCACTACCCAATATATTACCAAAACTTCCTAATTGAGAAAAATCTATTTGTGGTAAGTTTGTATCTGCTAATTCTGAAAGTGGTATACTAATATTTTCGCCAAGTATCGGTATCTCTGCCTGTATATCAGATAAATCAATTTCTACATCAGAGAAATCAATTTCTACATCTTCTGCTGATGGTAATGATTCTATAACTATTTCTTCTTCTATTTCGTCTGCTGTATCTATAATATCTTGAATAACTTTGTTTGAAGTTGCAGGATTAATTCCTGTTTCATCAGCTGTTTCATTAATCAATTGTTTAAATACTGATTTCTCACTACCATCATTACCGAAAAATTCTTGGAATCTAACTCTATCAGCAGACCTTTGTACAACTTGTAATCTTACATATTGATATGGTTCCTCTATAGAAACTCCAGGATTCTTTGGGTCTTCATATGATAATAAAAATCCATCTTCATCTCTAACTTGTTGAACTGCATCAATAGCAGAACCAGAAATTGCATACTCTTGTTTATTAGTTTCAATTTCTTTAAGAAACTTTTGTTCATCTGCATCTTGTATGTTTGTATAATACTGAGATTTTCTAGCTTGTGTTATTGTATAGGGCATTTTACCTCACCACTTTAAATTCAAAATCATCATCATAAACTTGTGAAGTTTCATCTGCTCCACTACCACTCACTACTTTAATTTGGAATTTGTAATATCGTTCTGGCATAAATCCATTCATCCACAAGTTAAAATAATTACCTGTAGAATCACAACTAACAATTGAACCTGTTCCAAATGGTACGATAACATCTTCAGTTAAACTATCTACAACTGAATAGTAAGTTCCTTGTGTTAAATTTCTACTACCACTTGGTAAAGTTTTAACGGTAAGTGCAGCTGGTGTTGTATCAAAGCCTCTTGTTGGATACAACTCTCTACCAACAAGTCTGAATTTTACTTTTGAATTTTGTTTGTATTCTTCTCTTAATCCTTTAAAATAAATTGTTAAATTTTCTAAATTATTTGAACTCAAAGCAGATAAACTACCTGTACTCCAACTTGAATCATCCCACTCAATTTCTAATTTTGGTGGAAAGATTGTATTAGTTTCTCTTGAGAAAAACTTTAATTGTCCCAATTGAGATGAATCACCCTCTGCAGAACCTGTTGCAGTTGTTGGGTCAAAGATACTAAATCTACTTTGTGATGTATGTAAGTTTTGTCTCTTAACTATAAAACCGTAATTTGGATAAACTGATGATGAGTAAATATGATTCTTCACCAAATCAGTAACATCCATTCTTAAATCTTTTGTTTCATAAACTAAATCATATGAAGCACTAACATTGTATTGAGATACAGAACTTGTGAACCAACTACCACCTTGAGTTAAATTATCTCCACCCATCCATGTAGTTTTTTGTGTATCATTATCACGATACTTCCAACTTGCTCCATCACTTAAGACAGGGTCTCTATCCATATATCCTGTACCACCATTCCAACTACCACTAATGATATATGCAAAAATGGTTTGTTCTACTGCTAATTCTTCTGAACTTGCATCATATAGATTTAAATAATATTTAGCATCACTTGGAATAATTCCACTTTGTATCGATGATGAAATATAACCATAATCAAACTTTATTAAGATACGAGAAACATCTACTGTCGTACCTGTTGAGTTTACATCTTTTCTAATTTCTAATATTTGGTCGATACCAGTATTATAAGATGAAGTTACATTTCCCTCATAAATGGTTGTATCGGTTATCGGGTATTCAAAATAATACATTAAATGTCTCCTACTACTCTACCTGTTATATCAGAATTTGGATATTTAATTTCGAAACAACAAGGGTCTAATGATGGATACACAACACCATCTTTTGTTGCTGATGGTATATCATAAACATGACCACTATATCCACTTTCTGTTTGATAATTGTTTTCTATCACAACCATTTGTTTTTGTGGATTATCATCTTCTGGTGGTACAACACTTGCCACACCATCCACTAATGAAATCTTGTATGCAATATCACTCAATATAATTGGTTGTCCAATTTGATATCTATCAATATTAAAATGTTTTTTAACTTCATCAATACATTTTAATAATACTTCGTTTTTATTGTATCCTCTTTGTGTGATGATGCTAAATCTTACACTAATATTTACAATATATGCATCCTTGATATTAATTGCATCTGTCATTAATCTATATTGAGATAAATAAGTTTTTAAATTTTGTTTTACTGCTCTATTTAAAGTAGTTAATTTCTTGTTAGAATCAAATCCTAAAACATACATATTTAGTGCCAATGGATTTGCTATTGGTTGAGTTCCAACATTCTGAACTATCTCACCCTCTTTCATAATAAGTTTTGTATGTTGTTCTAATTGTTCATCTTGTACAATATAAGTTTTTGCAATGTTACCATATTTTTGTGGTAACGAATATGTTCTAACTGCGTAATCTTCTTTTGTAACTGCTCTGTTTTGTGATGCAAAATAAGCTAATGCATTTTGTCGAGTATCTTCTATAGTTTCTCCGTTAGAACCACCTGTTGCTGGAACAGGATTTGTTACTGATAAACTTTGTTTCATTGTGTTCACTTCAGTAGAATCTAAATTATCTTCATCAATTGTAAATGTTGGTGAATCAAGTCTTGTAATTGTATTACTTGCTGCATTATCTTGGATACTTCCACCATGAGAATACTTAATTGTTAATGTTGTGTTTTTTGGTGCTAATCCATAAGTTCTTGTTTTCAAGAAATTACTTGGGTCAAATGATTCATCAAGTTTAGATAAACCTGTACCAAGTGAACTACCAACATTATCTGGATTTGGAATTATTTCTTCATCAGCATTATCACTAATACCTGCACCAAATCTTAATTCTACTTTACCATCACTACGAATATATTTTACAAATCGTTTTGGTGTTTTAATTAATTGTAAAAGAAATGGTGATTCTTTTTTATATGTTGATAAATCAGGACTATTCTTTTCTGAATTTTCTACAGATTTAAATACCGTATCTTGTGCAAGAAATGGAACTTCATACCAAGTATCTCCATCACTATCTGTACAACTAATAATATCAATTACATTTGAATTATTTAAAATAATTTTATCAAATTTTGTTGCTCCACCAAAAGTAAATTCTTGTGTTGTTACTTCACCTGATTTTAATATACCACTTTTAGTTAAAGAAAAATATGTTGGTGTTGTACCACTTGTTTGTGCAACTTCAATTTCCATACTATCTAAAGAACTTGATGCTTTAAAATTAATATCATCCACTAATCTAAATGTGGTTCCGTTTCTTGAAGAGAATCCACTATCCGCATCTAATATAGGTGCGTAAGTTAAATCAGGTTGATATGAATCACCAACTTGAACTGATGGAACTTGAACGGTAAATCTACCAATTGCTGTAGCTGGTGTTGTTAGTTTTGGTTTATATCCAAATGATTGTGCAATCTTAAAAATGTTTTTCTTTTCTTCTGCTGCATGTAATAGAGTTTCACGATATTGATTATCAACATAGAAGTTTAATAAATCACCAACATAAGCAGCCATTTCAATAAACATCATACCAGGGTCTGATTCATTAAAATCATTGTATGTTTTTGGGAAGTAAGATTTAGCAAAGTCAATCAAGTTGTTTCTGATAGAACTAAACTCTCTACCAAGATATGATATATCTTTTTTTATCGTTTTCTTACTTGTGTTATAATCAGGATTTTGTGTTGGCATCTTAAACTCCAGTATTAAAATTAAATGTAATAGTTTCTATTGCATCCGGGTCATCAATAGTAACTCTAAATTCTAAAGAAACAGTAATTAAGTTTGGATTTTTTTCATCCACAAAAGTAAAAACATTTTCAGCAACTACATAAGGTAACCACTCTTCTAAAGCCTCTTCTATAGCAGATTGTATTCTATCACCAATTTCATCATCAATAGGTTCAAACAATATTTCTGATAATCTACTTCCGAAGTTAGGCTGTCCTACTCGTTCACCTTTTATAGTTAGTAGTAAGTTTTTTATATTAGATGAAGCCTGTTCTCTTAAAGTACTTGACCTAACAAAGTTATTATCAACTCCTTCCTTTAAAGGAAATGTTAAACCAAAATATGAATCCGGGTCTTCATTAATTATTCTTACTACATTTTTTGTTGCCATTATTTTTTACTCTGCATCTTATCGTGTTTCATTAAATCACTATAATCTCTTGTTAAAGCATTTAGTACACTTTCAGGTACATCATCTACACTTAAATTCTTTTCTCTTAATGTTTGTGCAGCTATCATGTTTCGTTGTGTTTCTTTATCACCACCTGCTCTCATTGAATCACCATATCCTAATAGTTCGGTAGCTCTTGAAGAATCAAATGTTCCACCGCCCATTGTTGGATACTCATCCATTTCATCAGCCTGTCCTAAACCAACTGTTTCATTTAATACATCATTTAATGCTTTATTTTCGGTGTATTGTACAGGTTCTTTTTTCTTCTGTACTGATTTTACAACTTGTTTAGGTGCAAGAGATTTTAGAGACGATTTATTCTCATTAATAAATATCTTCTTCACCTCTTTTTGTACTTCTCGTTTTACAACTTCTTGTATTATTTTTACAAGTTCTTTTTTAGTCATTTCTAACTCCTATGTTTATTTATCAATTCTATGTTTACCACTTAAAAAATTATCCAATTGTGCTTGAATCGAAGATACTTGTCCAGCTAATGCAGCTCCTTTACCCGTCAAATTCCCTACATTTAATCCTGTTCCAAAGGTAATTAATGCTGATGATAATTGGTTTAACAATGTATTTAATGTTCTTCCTAATACTTGTGGTTGTGATGCACTATCACTTCCTATTTTCACTACTGGTGATTTAAAAACAACTTTATCTGAATCCACAAGTGTATCTGGTGTTTCCACAACAACTTGTTTAACTGCACCTATTGAAATAAGATTGGAACTAAACATTCCAACATCACCTTTGTTCTTAGTATTAAATATAATGTTATCTGAACTTAGTAAAATATTTTTACCTTTTTTATTTTCAAAAATAGTTTTTTTAGCAGGTGAATAATCTAATTCTTGGTTTGTAACAAGATGAATACTTGAACCATCTTTGTCAATGTTTTCTCGTACAGGTTCTTTTTTATTTCCTTCTTTTGTTGTTCCTGCAGTTAAAATGATATTTGGTGAATCTGGATTTTGATTTCTTTCATCACTACCTAAACGAATTGCATTTCCAAACCTACCATCAATAATTACATCGCCCTCTTTAGGTAATAATCTACGAGCATCAGTTTCTTTATTTATATAGTATCCAATTTCAGTACCATTTTCATCACCTTTATTTGCTGTCATTCTACCTATATTAGAACTTAAAGTATTTTCTGATTTTATTTTACTAATTCCATGTTGTGTATTTATACTTGGATTACCAAAAACATTTATTTGTGAAAAGTAATAATTATCACCAAGATATTCACCAGAAACTAATACTTCACCAACAACAGGAATAGTATGAACATTAGGATTTAATGGTTTAAAAATTTTACACTTATCTATATTCAATCCTTGTTCAGTAATAATACCTCTACCAATTACTGCACCAAGATATTGATAATCAGGTGTACCATCTTGTTTTTTTGGAAACGATGGTAATCTACTATCCAACAACACCTCTAAAACTTCAATTGGTTCAAGTTCATAAAATCTATTATCTTGTTGGGCAATCTTCATATACTTTTTTAAAGTATTGAAAGTTTGTATCCCACCTTGAATTACTGGTGTTGTTCGTGAATCTTTTTTTATGTTAAATCCACCACTCATATGTTTTTTAATTTACCTTTGCTGTGATATTATCTGTATGGTCTTGTAACTCATGAACCGTATCGGTTATGTTTTTCATTAATTGGTCTTTTTCTGCATCCGTTAAACCAAATTCACTATCTGAATCTTGTTTACTACCCGCTTGTGCTAATCTTTGTACAATAGTTGCTAACTTAACTAATTGTTCATCATTCTTGACATTGATTTCTAAGTATTCCTTTAACATAGGAACTATTTGCACAGCGGTATCACCATCTTTAATAAACCCAACAATCTCTTTCATTAGTACTTCTAATTGTTTTTTATTGTTTGCTGAGTTATCATAGATGTCTTTGAATACATCTGATAAGGTTTTACCCTCGAATATTTCGAAATCAATTGCCATAATTTTACCTGTAAGTTATCATTAATAAATATAAAACTATGAAAAAATCGATGTATATATTTATATATCCTATTTTTTTATCAAATATATACAATAGTTATTATTGTGTCGGTGAAAATCCGACTTAATTGATAACTAACGGGAGAAAGACCATATGAAGGAAATCATAACACTCGTAAAAGGATATGTAGATGACTTAGCTCATCTAATGTTATCCTTTGTTACTATAGGTGCTGTTTCCGAGATTATCTTCGGTAGTGGTATCTTTGGTGTCAATGTTATTGGTAACCTAACATCTATAATCAACACATTCGGCGAGTCAGGCTTCGCCGGTCTTGTCGCATTGTTGGTGTTAGTGGGTTTATTCCGTAAGTAGTACTATATCGGATAGATAATAAGGGGAAGTCTTTTCCGAGGCTTCCCCTTTTTTATTTTATACTCCTCGTTGAAAGTATTTCACCAAAAAGTATCCAGCAACTGCAAATCCTGCAATCACTAAGTAACTTGTAAACTCCATCATTTACCTCATCTGTTTATTAACAAATTCTTATAAGTTCCAACTACCTGTATATCGAGTTTCGATAGAACCTGTAGCAATATAGGTTTTCTGTAATTGTTCATGATGTTTTTTCATCACATTAATTACACGAGTGATGTGTTGTGTGTTGGAACCAGTCATCTCACGAATCAAGATGTATAGAGCTTTTTTATTGAAGTTATCAATACTATCTTTCATCTCAATTAACTGAACTACAGCATTAGCAACATCTAAATCTTTTTTTCGTTTGAAAACAGTTGTTAGATTATTAGTCCAATACTCAACCATTTGTTCTAAGTACTCCATCTTAAGCTGTTCAGTTTCCTTACCTCTCATCTCTGTTACAGGGTCTCTCTTGTAATCTGTAACTTCTTCGGAGTCATGTTGTTTCATTCGTTTGTAGTTATTGTTGTTATGTAGAATCAGATAATTCTTAGCAACAATACTAAAGTAAGAGAATGCCTTACCCTTACCCTCTGTGAACTTATGCATATTCATATACAAGAAACTCACTACCTCGTGTTTAACATCATCACTTGGAACATCAAAGTAATAAAACTTAAATGTATGAATAATGTTTTCTGCCAACTTTTCAAATGGTGTACGAATATGTTCATTATAAATTCGTTCTCTCATGTGTGGACGAGTTTCTTTATTATGACGAATAATCGCATCTTGTGTTGAATCTGTGAAGTAATATCTTGTTGAACCTTTTTTTGCTTTACGAGGCATTATATCTCCTTATCGGTTATAGTTTCTAATTCAGTAATTGTTTCTTTGATTCCCTCAAAGACAACTCCGATTTCATCATCGGATTCGAACTTACCCTCTGAATCTAATTCATCAAGTACATTCTTTGTGATGGTTACTCTAGCAGCATAATCTTCAATCCAAGCCTCTAACCTTTCTACTTTTCTCGTAAGGTTAAATGTTGTGTATCCAAATGTTATTGCTAAACAACCAAGTATTATTTCTACTATCATTTTTTCTCTCCAAACAACTCTTCAAATAAATCCTTTGGTGAATCACCTGTGAGTTTAGTTTCTGTTTCGGTTTGTACTGCTTGTTTGATGTTAGAAACTTTCTTACTAACTTCTTGTTTAGATTGTTCTTCACCTTGTTCCCATTTATCATATTCAAGATGAGTAGCCATCATATCAGCTTGGTGTAGAACATAAGCAATATTACTACGAAGACGAGTTGCGTGAATGTAACCTGTATAATAACTTTTGTTAGCCTCTTCATACATCCCATCAGTTAATCTTAATCCAATGTATTCCCATTTGGACATCTTTACACCAAAGTGATTCAATAGAAATATTGCTCTATCAGTAACAGTCATGTATTGAATCTCATCATTGTGTTTGAAAATCAATCCTTGATTCTTACGATGCCAATCTGAATCGTTTGGTGAATAATACTCACCCTCCAAATCACCAACTTTACCTAAGTCGTGATGAAGAGCTGCAAATACTAATTCTTCATTTGTATAATTTATATGAGCCCCATTCTCTTTCCATAACTTGTTTATCTTTAGAGCTAAACTAGCTACATGAAGAACATGCTCTACATAACCACCCACATAGGCGTTATGATAATGTTCCTTACCACTTGCTGGAGCAACTATTATTCTATCTTCTAAGGAATCATACATTTCATTTAATCTCTCAAGTCGTTCACCTGAAAATGTATCATTAACTAACCTACGAAGTTTTTGATAGTTCTTTACCAACTGGTCTTGTGTTAATTGTGTCATTTATTATTTCTCCATTTTTTAGTTATCAAATTTTTTAAAGTTTTCTAAATACTTGTTTGTAGAATCTCTATGTGCTTTTTTCATATCATATTTAAACTCTTTTATCATACCAATGTTTTTTCCATCTTTACCTTGAGCCATCATTTCTTTTCTAATACTCACATACTCTGGCCATTTATTCATCAACTTCTCATGTTCTTTATTGTGAAACTCTGCATCTCGATATTCCGAACAACCACCCTCTTGATATGAACCCCAATGTGCTGAATATAAATCTGTTCTTCGGTTTGTATAACCTCTTGTTAAATACTCTAACATAAAGTTAGCATCTTCACCAACTTGACATAAATCCCAATCTACATAATCTCTAAACCCTTTACATTTTTTACCATCAATACAATGCATAGAATTAAAAAATATGTTATCATGTGTTGAACCTAATGGTGGCAAATTAGTTCTTCTGTGTCCAATATGAACTAAAGTTTTTTCATTATCAAACCATTCATTGAATTGAGCAAACATCTCTACAAAATCTCTATATTGCATTTTCCATTTTGATAATGGGCTACCATCTTCTTTTAATACATCTGGAATATAAACTTCATTAATTCTTAAATCACCATAATACTTTCTATTTCTTCTGTAGAAAATAACATCATCATCCCACATACAAAATCGTTGTTCATCAGCGTGATATATAATTTCTTTCCTAACTTTTGCAATAGTGTTTAGTTCATCAGATAATACTAAATACTCTGCATCATAATCATATAAATCTTTTTCTCTTTCATGAATAACAAAACAAACTTTTTCTTGTAATTGTTTTGGTAGATTATCCCAAGTTACTTGTTCATTAGGTCTGCCAACTGTAGGTATATAAATCTTATCAATCATTTAGTATCTTCATTAATTTTTGGTTAAACGATTCCTCATAATATTCTATTGGTTTAGTTACACTTAAATACTTTTCTTGAATAGAATTTAACCATTGTAATCTAACACTTTCTGATGTAGAAGTCAAGCACTTTTTTATATCTTCGAAAGAAAACATTCTTTGTCTATCATCTAATACTAACTGATTATTACAATCATAATTTTGCCACACTAATGGAATAATATCACAACCTAATGCCTCATTGTATCTTGAAGTTAAATGTTCTTCTTGACCTGGCCAATTAAAACAAAGTGTAAATTTACATTCTGATAAGTGTGGTAAAATATTAGTCATATTCTTATCGAACTTATGTGTGTATTGAAATCCATCAAAGTATCCAATTAAATTATTACTAATTGATTCATCTTTATAAATTTCTTTTAATATTAAGTGTCGTTCATCTTTTGATTCTTTACCAACATACAATGGTTCTATAAATCTTGTTTTCAATTCACATCCAGCAGTACCATACTTTACAATCTTACCATCTTTATAATAATCCTTTACATGATAATCTCTCATCTCTGATGTAGAATCAATTTTAAATTTTTTAGAAGTTCCCCAATATCCAAAATCAGTTTTTTTCGTGGTATCAAGATTTTGTTTTTTTATGTTTATATATTTTAAATGATGTACTCCACCTGGAAACTCACTTTCATCTATTTGGTAAAATGTTAAATTAGGAACATCTTTAAAAACTTTATCTCTATATAATTCTATTGTATCTGCTTTATCACTTGTGAACAAAATAACTTTTCGTGGTTTAGGATTATCTCTTAAAATTTCTCTCATGTATTCTACATTACCCCAACTTCTACCCATTAATAGATTTTGAATCCTACCATAAATGTTATAAGCAAATTCAGCTTCACTTGGTATTATCAACACATCAGATTCTTTAAGTATATTTAAATCTCTAACATTAGTTCTTTTCTTTTCTCGTGATGGTAAAGAACAATTGTAGGTATCAAAAGAATGTGGCCATGTATCATATTTTTCTATGAAGTTATTTAACAAATGATAATGTGAATCAACAATATGATTTAATGGTTCACCTTTATAATATTCTGTACTTCGTAATCGAGTAACTACTACTTTCCCACATTCCAAAATAATGCTCCTTTTGTTGCGTGTTCTTTGATGAACATCCAAGCCTTACTATCATAAGTTAGTGAACTTGGAAATGGTGGTAGTTCATCTTTTTTACACTCTTGTTGAAATTTATATTTAGAACGAAATGTTTCTGCTCTACCCATCTCTTCTTCTGTTGTGTTGTGTCCTATTTGTACACCATAAAATTTTGCATTAGGCCATGCCTTTTGTAAACCTCTACTTAATACACCACTACTCATAACAGTCCAAACTTCTTTTGGATGTTCGAATCGTTTGATTGAATCTAAACTCATAGCCGCTCTACACATTGCTTCAATAATGATTGGATGGTCGCCACCAAAAGGAATTAAGTGAGCTCCATTCTCTTCACAATATACTCTAGCCTTATGTTGTATATTTGTTAAGTATCCCATTGGAACCTCTATGATATTAGCACCTAACTCTTCTGCCTCATCAGTCAACCAATATCGTTTACCCTTTGGAACAGTCACGGTACATTTTCTATCTAAATCTTTACAAGCATATGCTAATGATAATTGTGCATATCCTTGACGAGGCGATGCATATACAAACTCTTCTACATCAGGAAGTGATGCAACATATTGAGTGAAAGCTCTTCGTTTAGTTCCACCCTCAAGTAAATCATCACGAACAACTCTGATACCATCAAACTCTTCAATGATAGGAAGTGGTAATTTGACATCACACTTGATATCATCATAACCATAATCAAGAAATTTACTTATCACCGAATACCTTTTCTAAGTAGTTATCAATTTGAACACTTCTATATTTGTAGAGTAAGTTATTTGTTAATTCACTTGAAACATTATCTCCAATAACTCCTACTGAACATACTTTAACCCAATCTTCATCACCAAAAGAATCTTCTCTAAAGATATCATATTCTGAACTATTAAGTAATTGCTTTACATTGTTTTCTAATTTATCATTTGGATTATGTAATTGTCCAAGAGTTCCATCCAAGTTTTTAACAACTTCTTTTTTATTTGAAATAGAATCATTAGATATTAAACCATTTGTAGTTTTATCTAAATTATAAAAGTTAATACCATGATATCTTATTTCTGATTTATTAGTACCTTTAACTGAAAGATAATGTTCACATTCTTCTGTACCTGATTCGTTTGGATTTATATTAACCCAATTTTTTGTAGTACTTTTTAAAGAACAATGTCCTAATATATTATCAATGTAATTATACTTTCTTAGGAAATGGCTTGTTCTATCTTTTACTTTGTTAGTTAATAAGGATTCTATAAACTGATTCTTATAATTAATTGTTTCTACAGAATTATCGTTTACAAAATATTTAACTAAGAGTTTTGATATATCAGTATCTCTATCTATTTCATTTATAGAAGAACCAACTAACTTATCAAAACTTGAATAAGAAACAAACTTACCATTAATATGAATGTTCTGAATAACTCTTTGTTCTTTTAAAGTAAGTTCTTGTTTTGTTTCTCTTTCATATTTTAATAAAATAGGAATCCATCTTGTACCATCTTCATTAATATATCCATTATCAAAATACTTATTTATTCTTTGTAAATCTTTATACCAACCCCATAATGTTAAAGAAGATTTAAAATGTTCTAACATTGATGTATCATTATATTTGTAATCAATCTCACCATCATCATTTCTTGGAGCGTAATCTTCCATTTCATTATCTAACACTTTCATAATTTCATTAGATACAACATCTAATACACTACCTCTACCAATACCTTTTGTGTATCCACCCTTTGTGGTATAATAAGATTGTAAAACCCAACTAAACATTTTGGTACAATTTTCTTGAGTAGGTTTAAACCTTTTTCTAATAGGTGAAAATATAGATTTTATCTTTTCATTGATAACCAAATTTAATTCATGATTTTCTGGTTGTCCTTTTAAATATTTATTTTGAAATTTTGCTAACACTTTATTAGATACAGAACTAATACCATTTGTTGCAACTCCTCGTTCACCAGAGTTAATACTAAAATCATCAATTGTGTTTTCTGATGGAGCCCAACTAACATGATATAAGTTAAGAATATTTTCAAAAGCATTTAATAACTCTGTATCAGATTTAAACTTATGGGTCTCAACCCAATCTCTATATTTTTTTAATTGTTCCAATACAAAAAAGTTTTGATTAAATAAAGTTTCTTTATAATAATCATCAATAACATTTTGAATACTTTGATTTCTTTTAACAATTTCAAAAACAATATCATTGGTATGTTTGTAATTATCATCTACAAATTCACCAACCTCTGTAATGAATTGAAATCTAATAGTTTTACCATCACCCCTAAAAACATATTTATCAAAGATTGATTTATCTTTTGCAAAGTTTCTGAATGATAATCCTAATAAGAACATTTTAGTATTACGAGTTAATCCGTCTGATGTACCCCATATTCCATTTTCTTTGTCAATGAGAATCATTGTAATCTCACCACCAAAATTAATCTTACAACCTTCATCAATTGAATAATCTGGTGTAATTAAATTTTTGTGAGTTAAATGATTATCTATTTCTTCAACATGAATTTCTGCCTGTTCACCATCGTGGTCGTTATCTCTTTGGTTTGATGTTCCAGTCAGTCCTAAATCATTACTCCAAAAATACATCATTGGTTTTCTCGGTGTTGTACTAAATGCCATTTACTATTTTCCTCTTATTAATTTATTTGAATATAACAATTTTTTTGTATATAAGTCAAGCTATTTTTTATAAAAAACAAAGATTGGTTCGAACTTGTATGCCTTACCATTGTGTTTTACAGCGTTTTTGATTCCACTTTTTGTAGGGTCTAATCCAACCATTCTTGTCATCAACATTTTTAATTTACCCTTATACTCACAACCTAACTCTTCCAAGATATCAATACTATCTTGTTCTAATGGATAATATAATGATTCACCAATCTTAATATCAGCAATGTTCCATAAAATATATCTATCATTTTTTAAGTACTCGTATGCTGTAGTTAATGTAGGTTTTAAGAAGTTATCTCTCCAATCATCATACTCTGAATATGCTTTAAAACTTTGATTCTCATCTTGTGAATATTGTTCACGATTAAAATAAGGTGGGGAAGTGAACACTATATCCAACTTACCTTTATACTTCTGAAACTCAGGATTGTTCCCAATTAATTCACTACCATCTGTAAATACTTCATAAGTATTACTTTGTTTTTCTACTTCAAAAAACTTTTGAAATGTATCACTAAAATTATCAATACAATTATCATTATAGAAATCAGCAACTGCCTGATATCTACCACTTGTATCTGGATTAGGGTCTGTACCAACATAATGTGCTTTCTTTCTTGTACTCATAGCACCAATGATTCTACCACCCCAACCACTTGATGAATCATAGATTGTGATTGGTTCATCTACATGAGATGTATAAGTTTCATATAAATACTTTGCAGTTAGTGCTGGAAAGTTTACAGCTGGTTGTCCACAACTTAATCTAAACACTTGTAATATCTTTGGAAAGATTCCATCACTCTTATTATACCAACGAATCAAATAAAAGAACTTAGTTACTTTACCACTCTTACTTGTTTCCTCTGAAACTATATCACCAAGATTACTTATTTGTGTATTGTTTAACCAACCATTATCAACACACTCATTAACATCATCTGCTGTTAAATACAAATTCTCAAATCCAACAAACTGGTCATTGATGGTTCCGTAGTTATCCATTGTTGTGGATTTTACTTTAGCCAAAACAATATCACAATCTTTATATTTATCAACAAACACTTTACCCTCGTGTACATCACGAATAAAATCTTTACCATTTTGTCCATTCCAAAATGGATTCTCATCTCTTTTGTTTACAACACTTCTACTCCAACTATACATGGAATCTTTCTTTACAGCTCTTCTCATAATCTTTACAAACTTCTCTTCCATATCAGGTTCTGCAAAGTGGTCATAAATACTTAATCCACCATCTGCACTTTTACCACCAGAGATTTTTGTTTTTAACATTGTAGGAAAGAACTGATTTACAGCACTTGCATCTTTATTAAAGTTCTGTATAATTCCAAGAGATTCTTCATCACCCGTTTTATCTTGTTCTAAAAACTCACATGGATTCTTTCTTAACTTAGAAAGTGATTTGATAATACCCTCTTCATCTTTACCGATAACAGGTGGTGTTCCATATTCATCCCATTGAGTAGTTACTTCTTTTCTTAATAAACGAGCCCACTCAATAAACTCTGAATCAGTTTTAGACAACAAATCGTGATAAGTAGTGTTTGATTTGAAAGTATCAAACTTACTTCTTTCATAAAACCATTTTTTCAATTATATCCTCAATTATTATTTATTAATGTTAATTCCGTTTTCATTATTTTTGCAGTATCAATCTTGTAAGGTTTTGTACCAGGTGATTCTAATATATCAACACGATTCACCCATCGTTTATTCATTGTATCTTTTACTTGATAGACACCATCTTTTTGTCCTGTTCCACTCAGAATTATAAAATCTCCGTACTCCAAGAATCCACCATGTTGTTTCAAAAGATTTCTACTCACCGCTATAAATCGGTACTCACTTGCCTTGTGTACTCTGATACGCGTTCCATCCGCGAGAATGTCCGGTGTAGAATCAGTTTGAGAACGAACTGGATGATACATTGTTACGGTCACATCTAATCCCTCAAGTTTAAACTCTTCAACGATAGCTTTTAATCTTTCGTTTTCAGAATTTAGTTCGCGAACTGAGTCCTTGTGGAACTCCTTGTAATTGTCAAAAATTTCTGTCCATACATAACCATTAAATAAAACTATTATCATAGCCAGTATGTAAATTAATTTGTTCTTCATAATATTATTATCATAAAGTTTGTCATATACACTCATATATAAATATAACCTTTCACTGCAAAAACTTAATGTTTTTGCAATTATTTTTTGTTAGTGGAGCCGGGCGGATTCGAACCGCCGTCTTGTTCACCTTTAATAAAAAGTCATTCACAACTTAGTTAGATTCCAAATCGGTAGTCATCTAACAACCCACCATGTCCCATTTTACTCAGAATGGTTTAACTGAGATTTCATTTATCCTCTAAACCTGAAGTGAGTTTGTTTCCGATATCGACATCTTATCTTACTATCGGAGTCATAAGTAAGATGGCTTACATTAAGCGTAAGCTACATTAGCATAATTGCCAATTAATAGTATAGGGATTTTGTATAAGACCTCCCCAATCTCTGTTGCACTTTATATTAAATAAATGCCAATCGATACCTTTCGGCCCCGAGCCGATGGTAGGACTCGAACCTACGCTCTATTGATTACAAATCAATTGCTTTACCAACTAAGCTACATCGGCATTAATGAAGTTCATCCTGTTCATCTTCCCAATCAATATCTTCTTCACCAATAGTAATTAATGTATCAAGAACATCAATTAAATCTTCAACGATGTTCCAATCCTCTTGATTATATGCTTCTTC